ACTACAACTTCAATAACCAACCTAGTATCAAACACAGGTGTAGTTGCTACTGATACAGCAGGTGTTGGTACTGCTAGATATGCATTAGCAGCCGCAGGTTATGGTGGTGATAAAGCCATATTTGGTTATGGCAATCTAGCCCCAGGCCTAGCATCAATAACCAATAAAGTATCAAACACTGGTGTTGTTGCTACTGATACCGCTGGTGTTGGTACTGCTAGATGGTTATTAGCAGCCGCAGGATATGGTGGTGATAAAGCGATATTTGGTTATGGGCTTGGCACAGACAATTATTCATTAACCAATCTAGTATCAAACACAGGTGTAGTTGCTAATGATACAGCCGGTGTCGGTACTGCTAGATATGGGCCTGCAGCCGCAGGATATGGTGGTGATAAAGCCATATTTGGGTATGGTCTGAATGCTGCCGGATCACAAATATCAATAACCAGCTTAGTATCCAATACAGGTGTTGTTGCCACTGATACTACTGGTGTTGGTACTGCTAGGAGTTACCTAGCAGCCTCAGGGTATGGTGGTGATAAAGCTATATTTGGATATGGAACCTCTAACGCTAGTGGCTCAATTATGGTATCAATAACCAACAAAGTATCAAACACAGGTGTAGTGGCCACTGATACTGCAGGAGTTGGTACTGGTAGATATAATTTAGCGGCTGCAGGTTATGGTACAGATAAAGCTATATTTGGATATGGATACGCTGGTGGTAATGTATCAATGACCAATCTAGTATCAAATACAGGAGTAGTTGCTAGTGATACAGCAGGTGTTGGTACTGCTAGGCAAAATCTTGCGGCTGCAGGTTATTCATTAAGTTAAAAGAGTAAAAAATGGCAGAAACAAATATTACAGGCCCACTTTGGGGTTACGAACAACGAAACAGAAGACTTGCTGGCTTGTGGCCGACTAGAAGAACTCTTGGCCATAAACACATAAATACATATTTAAACATTATTATGAGGAATCATTATGGCATCAAATCTAAACTCTGAATTCAACTATCGTTATCAAGTTATTGGTAGCACACCATGGGAAAAAATTAAAACTCTACAAGGCTTCTTAGTCGGTAGAAAACGTGCAGCGGTACTAGAAGAATGTGGCGAACTTAAATATCAAGCTAAACTTGAAGAACTAAAACACTTAAAAGAAGTACCTGCATTACCACATATTATTCTTAACTTACAAGCAGAAATTATTGAACTAGAATCACACTTAGATGACCAAAAACATGCTTTTGAATTGAATCGTAAAGAGATTAAAATATTAGAAAAACTAATGGCTGAACTCTATGCTGAAGTCGAACCAACAAGACTTAAGCATGAAGACGGTACACCTTATACTGATGACGAAATGTTTGAAGCTAATGCTAACTATGAATTCACGGTAACTATTGGTCGTGAGATTCAATCAGAAATTATTGCTTTGGGAAGACCTAGTCCAGCTAAACTATTAAATGCAATGAGTAATCCACAGACATTAGAATCATTGATGCAAATTGGTCTTGTACCACAAGGTACTATGTTACTAGAGCAGAAAGATATTATGTTACAATTAACTAATCAACGAACTGCTACAATGGAACCACCAAAAGAATTAGGTACATCTGTTCCTAAAAAGAAAACAAAGAAAAAGATGTAGTTGGACTAATCAGTAACAACACAACAGAGTAAAACAAATGAGTCTTTTAAACGATATTTTTTCGCTGCGCCAGATGAATGACCTGAGAGCAGATGGGTTGTGGCCAACTAGTCCTACACCCACTTATACCATAACACCGGCATCTTCAAGTGTCAATGAAGGTAGTTCTTTAACATTTAATGTTACTGGACAAAATATTACCAATGGAACATATTACTGGTCGGTTAATAATTCTACAACTGCGGCAGCTGATTTTTCTGGCTCAGTAACTTCTGGTTCATTTACAATAACCTCTAATGCCGGTTCATTTACAGTAACTGCGGTTGCCGATTCAACAACAGAAGGTGCTCAAACATTTACAGTGTCATTGAGAACCGGTAGTGTTAGTGGTGTTATAGTTGCAACAAGTAGTACAGTGACGATTAATGATACTAGTACGACTCCTATCAGCACTCAGAGAGCTATATTTGGATATGGCAGCCCTACAACTTCAATAACCAATCTAGTATCAAACACAGGTGTTGTTTCTAGTGATACTACAGGTGTTGGTACTGCTAGAGGTTTTCTAGCAGCCGCAGGTTATGGTACTGATAAGGCTATATTTGGATATGGATATAGTAATGCTAATGTATCAATGACCAACCTAGTGTCCAATACAGGTGTTGTTTCTAGTGATACTACTGGAGTTGGTACAGGTAGAAATGGACCAGCAGCCGCCGGCTACGGTACTGATAAAGCTATTTTTGGATATGGACAAAATGCCGCTGGCACAAACGTATCATTAACTAACCTAGTCAGTAGTACTGGAGTTGTTGCTACTGATACAACAGGTGTCGGTACAGCTAGATATGCATTAGCAGCCGCAGGTTATGGTACTGATAAGGCTATATTTGGATATGGCTATGATCCTTCCTCCGGCGGCTACGTATCATTGACTAACAAAGTATCAAACACCGGTGTAGTTGCTACTGATACAACAGGTGTCGGTACAGCTAGATATGCATTAGCAGCCGCAGGTTATGGCACAGATAAAGCTATATTTGGATATGGTACCGGCGCTACCAACTATTCACTAACCAATCTAGTTTCTAATACAGGTGTAGTTGCTACTGATACAACCGGAGTAGGTACTGCTAGGTATGCACTAGCGGCGGCCGGATATGGAGGTGATAAAGCTATATTTGGTTATGGATGGGCAGCTTCTATTACCAATATTACAAATCTAGTATCAAACACCGGTATAGTAGCAACGGATACTACAGGTGTTGGTACTGCTAGGAGTTACCTAGCAGCCGCAGGTTATTCATTAAGTTAAAAGAGTAAAAAATGGCAGAAACAAATATTACAGGCCCACTTTGGGGTTACGAACAACGAAGCAGAAGACTTGCTGGCTTGTGGCCGACTAGTTTTTATGTAGCACTTACCGGCACACAGAAAGCTATATTTGGATATGGATATGGTAATCCACCATTATCAATGACTAATCTAGTTAGTAATACAGGTGTTGTAGCTACTGATACTGCAGGAGTTGGTACTGCTAGATATGGACCAGCAGCCGCAGGTTATGGTAGTTCTGGCCAGGCCATTTTTGGATATGGAAGTACTGGTAGTAATACAGCGATAACTAATCTAGTATCAAACACAGGCGTTGTTGGTAATGATGTTACAGGTGTTGGTACTGCTAGATGGGGATTAGCAGCCGCAGGGTATGGCACAGATAAAGCTATATTTGGATATGGATATTCTAGTACTACTGTATCAATGACCAACAAAGTTTCAAACACTGGTGTTGTTGCTAGTGATACTGCTGGAGTAGGAACTGGTAGATATGGATTAGCAGCCGCAGGTTATGGTAGTACAGGACAAGCTATTTTTGGATATGGAGAAGGTCCTCCTGGTACATATCAATCAATAACCAATCTAGTATCAAACACTGGTGTAGTTGCTACTAATACCGCTGGTGTTGGTACTGCTAGACAAGGCCTTGCGGCTGCAGGTTATGGTGGTGATAAAGCCATATTTGGATATGGAGAAGGTCCTAATGGTACATTTAATTCAATAACCACCAAAGTATCAAACACAGGTGTAGTATCATCTGATACAGCAGGTGTTGGTACTCCTAGAACTCAATTAGCAGCCGCAGGTTATGGTGGTGATAAAGCTATATTTGGATATGGCATCAACCCATCAGGTGTTGGTGTTACAGCAATAACCAATCTAGTATCAAACACAGGTGTAGTATCATCTGATACAGCAGGTGTTGGTACTGCTAGATCCACATTAGCAGCCGCAGGATATTCGTTGACATAAAATTGTATAAACACAGGTGTAGTTGCCACAGATACCGCAGGCGTAGGAACTGCTAGGTACTCACCAGCAGGCGCAAGCTACGGTTCTTAAAAGAGTTGAATACATTCACTATAAAGGAAAAATAAAATGATAGACTTAGAAAACATGCCTGCTCCAACAGCAGAGCAAATTGCAGAAGCAAGAGAAAATGCATTTAATGCAACACATCCAGCATCATGGACATGGGATGAAGAACTAGTATCATATGTTGCACCCGTAGCTATTCCAACTGATGGTTATCCATACTTGTGGGATGAAGCTACAACTAATTGGGTACCATTTCCAGATTATCCTAGAGGTTAATTTTTAACACATAAATATACCTCATAAGTTAAGAATATAAAAAATGGCTGCACCTTCAACAAGAACAGAATTTAAAGACTATTGTCTGCGTAGACTAGGGTTTCCCGTTATTCAAATTAACGTGGATGATGACCAAGTTGACGACCGTATTGATGATGCTTTACAGTTTTTCCACGACTATCATTTTGATGGTGTTGAAAAGATTTACATGAAGCACAGAATTACACAAGATGATATTGACCGTAAATTCATTTACTGTCCTGATCCAGTTATTTTTGTAACTAAAATATTTCCGTTTGATGATTCCAATTCATCAATCAATATGTTTGACCTTCGTTATCAATTGCGTCTACATGATTTGTATGACTTCACATCGGTATCTTATGTGTCATATGAAATCACTATGCAACACATCACAACACTAAACATGTTGTTCTCTGGTTACCCACAACACCGATTCAATCGTCATCAAAACAAAATCTTTTTAGACATTGATTGGTCACGTGATGCGACTTTAGGTGAATATGTGGTTATTGAATGTTATCGTAAGTTAGCGCCAGATACAGTGATACTAACAGGCACAGTTACGGCAACAAACACATCAAACGTAATGACTGGAACAGGTACAACATTCGACCAACAAATTCTTGAAGGTGATATCATTACAGTTGGTGGCCAAGATGTACAAGTTAATCGCATCATTTCACCAACACAAGCATATCTAACCACAAACTTAACGACAAGTGTGACTGATGCGACAGCCACAAAGACTGGTGTGTCTGATGTTTGGGATGATAGATTTTTAAAACAGTATGCCACGGCGTTGATTAAATACCAGTGGGGTACTAACTTGTCAAAATTTGCTGGTGTACAGATGCCAGGTGGAGTCACGTTAGATGGTCCTCGAATTATGGCTGAAGCACAAGTAGAAATCGATAAGATTGAAACTGAGATGCAAGCTTATAACGTTCTACCTCCAGAAATTTTGACTGGTTAATGAATGCCTACAAATTTTTACTTTCAACCATTTCCAACAGGAATTACCCAAGAACAACTACTTGTTGAAGACTTGGTGATTGAGGCCATGCAACAGTATGGTATGGACGTGTTTTACCTACCACGTTCTAGTGCAGACCCTAATGGTCCTGACACATTGTATGGTGAAGATACACTCAAACAATATAGAGTTGCATTTCCAATTGAAGTATATTTGGAGAATGTTACTGGTATGGATGGTGAACAAGATTTCATCTCTAAATTTGGACTTGAGATTCGAGATGAATTAACATTACTAATTTCTCGCCGCAGATTTAAGTATGCCTCAGGTGCCACAAACTATAGTATACCTAGACTTGGTGACTTAGTTATTAACTCTGGACCAAAACGACCAATGGAAGGTGATTTAATTTACATTCCATTGATGCAAAACTTTTTTGAAGTAACTTTTGTTGAACATGAAAATGACCAAGCAATGTTTTATACATTAGGTCGTGGACGTGGTGGTAATGTTTATGTTTATGCACTGAAACTTAAACAATTTGTATTATCTGATGAGTTGATTCAAACTGGTCACACAGAGATAGATGAACAAGCATTTGATTCATACAAGAGAACACGTTTGGATGTACCTATCAATGGCACAGGCAAATTTACAGTTGGTGAATTTGTTTATCAAGGCAATTCTTTGGCAACTGCCAATGCGGTGGCCACGGTGCATACAACAGTTCCTGGTAGACACTTAGATGTGGTTAATGTCAAGGGTCAGTTTACAGTTGGTGTCACCATCATTGGCGCAACAAGTGGTGCAACATGGGCACTAGAAACTGCAGCTGACGATATGCCAACTGACAGTGTATTTGAAGATGTTGCCGATAATAATATTATTCAGGATGAAGCTGGCGACATACTCGACTTCACTGAACACAACCCATTTGGTGAACCTTAATGTTAGGTAATGCACATTTCTATAACAGAACCATACGAAAAGTTGTCGTTGGTTTTGGCACACTATTTAACGACATTCAGTTGATTCGTTACACCAGAGATATGGCAACAGAGGTCGAAAGATTTAAAGTGCCTCTGTCTTATGGTGCCAAAGAAAAATACTTAACTCGTTTGGCTTCCGATCCAGACCTAACAAAATCTATTGCAATAACTGTACCTAGAATCTCATTTGATATGGTAGGTATGTCATATGATTCTAGTCGCAAAGGTGTTACAACCAACCGAAATTTCTCTCTTGGTACAAATAACAGTTCATTGAAGTCACAATACGGACCAATACCATATAA